ATCGTCCCGGTGGACAAGCAGTCGGACAAGTACTTCAAGTACACGAAGAACGATTGGCTGCGCGACGAGGCTCAGGTCCGCGCAGACGGCACCGAGTCGGTCGGCTCCGGGTACAACATCACCACGGAGACCTACTACGCCGACGTGTACGCGATCCACAAGGACATCGGCGATCAGACCCGCGCCAACGCGGACGCCCCGATCAACGTGGACCGTGAGGCCGCTGAGTTCGTGACCCATCGTCTGCTGCTCCGCCGCGAGTTGCAGTTCGTGTCGGACTACATGACCGCCGGCGTGTGGGGCACCACCGCGACCGGTGTCGCTTCCGGCGCTTCGACCGGTGAGTTCGTGCAGTGGGACAACTACACCGACTCGGATCCGATCAGCGACATCGAAGAAGCGAAGGCGGACATCCTCGGCGTGACCGGCATGGAGGCGAACACCCTCGTGCTCGGATACGACGTGTTCCGCTCCTTGAAGCACCACCCGGATCTCGTCGACCGGATCAAGTACACCTCCTCGCAGACCATCACCGAGGACATGCTCGCCCGCATGTTCGACATCGAGCGTGTGCTCGTGTCGAAGGCGATCCGTGCGACCAACGCCGAAGGCGCTTCGGAGGCGTACTCCTTCGCCACCGGCAAGACTGCGATGCTCGCGCACGTCGCCCCGAACCCGGGCCTGCTGACCCCGTCCGCCGGCTACCACTTCCAGTGGACCGGAGTGTCGCAGGGTCTCGGCGCCACCATCGGCACGTCCTCGTTCCGTCTGGAGAGCCTGAAGGCGACCCGGATCGAGTCCGAGATCGCGTTCGACAACAAGGTCGTCGGCGCTGACCTCGGCTACTTCTGGACGAGCGCAGTCGCCTAGTTCTAACTGAATACCGCGGCGCGGGCATCACTCTCCCGGGTGGTGCCCGCTTCGCGCATCAGGCGGGCCCCACGTATGAGGTGGGGCGCGTCGCGGGCGTGACTAGGTGAGCCCCACCTGAAGGCCTCACGAGGGCAGCGGTGGGAACCCCGGTTCGATTCCGGGCACGTCCACCGCGGGTAGACTGTGACTCAGGAGGTACACGATGACGTGGTCCTACAGCGGCGACCCGTCGAGCAGCACACTCGACGAGGTCCGGTTCCTGATCCAAGACACGGACACGACGGATCAACTGCTGTCGAATGAAGAGATCAACTACCTCATCGACGCATATGCAGATGACGCCTACTCGGCGGCAGTCGCGTCGGTGGTGGCTTTGATCGCGAAGGCTTCCCGGGCGGCTGAGGAATCGAAGAGTGTCGGGGATCTGTCGCTGTCACGGAAACTCGGTGACCGGCTCGCGCAGTGGGAGGCGCTGCGCCGGCATCTGGAGTCTGAGCGGTTCCGCCGTTACCCGGCCGCGCCGGTGGCGAACGCGAACTCTCTGCTGCCGACGGTGGAGCGGAGTGAGGAAGATGAGGGCAGCGACTTCGTCGTCGGACAGATGGATAACCGCACCTGATGGCGATCGAGTCGGCGTATCTGGAGTTATTCTCCGAGCGGGTCACCTTGTACCCGCCGGCGAGCACGGACAAGTACGGCAAGCGCACATTCTCCGCGAGTGGTGTGACGGCGTGCGCTCACCTTGTGTCGGAGACGTCGCTGTCGCGTGATCAGGACGGCCGGGAGGTGACGGAGACGGGGAAGGTGTACGTCTACGGCACCCCGACGGTGACGACGGATTACCGGCTCGTCCTCGCGGATGGGTCGGAGCCGATCATCATCGGCGTCGATGTGCCTCACGATCAGAACGGCGCCCACCACACAGTCATCAGGATCGGACCATCATGACGGAGTTCTCTGTGGAGTTGGAGGGCGACGAGAAACTGCAGAAGATCATCGACAACATCGAGGATCCGAACGTGCGGCGTGCTCTCGGGCAGGCGATGTTCGGCTTCGCGACGAAGATCTTGAACGAGTCGAAGAAGATCGTGCCCGTGGACACGGGAACCCTCCGCAACTCGGGCAAGGTGGAAGGCCCGAAAGTGGATTCGGACAGTGTTGAAGTGGAGATCACGTACGGCGGTGCCGCGTCGAAGTACGCCGGAGTGATCCACGAAGACATGAGTCTCGACCACTCGCCGACGAAGGACACGAAGATCACGAAGAAGCCCCGCCGAGGACAGGCGAAGTATCTGGAGATCCCCGTCAAGGCGCAGGAGGACAACTTCTCCCGCGATGTCGCGGTACGGTTCGCTCGTGCGATGCGGAGAGGTGTGTGATGCTGGAATCTCTCGCTGACCGGTTGCAGGCGGCGTCCGTCGCCACGATCGCGACGAACTTGTTCATCGGTCTCATGCCGGACGACCCGGACACGTGCGTCGCGTTGTACGAGTACGCGGGCAGCCCACCGATGGAGGTGCTCGTCGACAACACGGCGACGCTGGAGCGCCCGAGTGTGCAGGTGATGACGAGGGCGGGCCGTAACGATTACCCGACCGCGAAGACGCTGATCGAGGACGTGCGGGACACGTTGACGAACATCACGGACGACACGATCTCCGGGGTGCGGTTCCTGCGGGTGAATCAGATCTCCTCGATCAACGCGCTCGGCGTGGACGAGAACGACCGGCCGCGGTTCTCCTTGTCGCTGCAAGTCGTGGTGGAGAGGTGACACGTGGACGCGTACGGCAAAGGCTCCAAGACGACGGAGCGTCCCCGCTGTTGGAGGTGTAACAAGTTACTCGCTGAACTGATCACGGCGCCGTGGCGGATAACGTGCCCCCGGTGCAAGGCTTCCAACCGTCAGGAGTAGCCCATGGGTCTGCGTGACGAGTTCACGAAGACAGTGCAGCAGGTGGAGGAACTTTCCGCTCGGAAGCGGATGTGGACGCCGGGCGTGGAGTGGCTCGGGTCGGAGGGGACTGTCACCACCGACGCGATGAAAGGCGACCCCGAGTGGGCCGATGTCCTGCAGAAGTGGGAACTGGATCCGCACGAGTTCCAGATCGTCGAGCCGGTGCTGTTCAACTCGTGGGGCGGTGAAGATGGGACGCTGAACCGGCAGTTCAAGGCGAAGGTGATCAGGCGCACTCACGCCGCCCCGGACATCGAGCCGCTGATCTCCGCCGCGATGCGGCACAAGCCGAAGAAACGCACGTACACCGGTGACGCCGTGTTGACTGTTGTGCTCGCGGACTGGCAGATCGGGAAAGCCGACCACGGTGGGGTCGAGGCGACGATCGAGAGGATCGTCGAAGCGAAGCAGGCGGTGATCGACCGTGCTCGGGACCTTCGGAAGATAGGTCGACCTATCGGCCGGCTGAACGTGCTGTGGACTGGGGACTCGGTGGAGGGTTGCCTCGGGCATTACCCATCGCAGACATTCGCGGTCGAGTTAGATCGCCGGGATCAGGTGAAGGTGACGCGTCGGCTGCTCTCGGATTCTCTGCAGGCGTGGTCGAAGCACTTCGAGGAGATCACCGTCGCCGCCGTCGGCGGTAACCATGGGGAGAACAGGAACGGGGGGAAGGGCTTCACGGGCGTCCAAGACAACGATGACCTCGCGGTGGTGGAGCAGGTCGCAGAGATCCTCGCGGCGAACCCGGACGCGTTCGGGCACGTTCGCTTCGCTCTCGCTCGCGACGCCCTGACCCTTACGGTGCCGGCTGCGGGCTGGATCGTGGGCATCACCCACGGGCACATCGCGACTCGCGGGGCCAATGTGGAGGCGAAACTGATGCGATGGTGGGAAGGGCAGGCAGCGGGCCGGCAACCGATCGGCGACTCGGACATCCTCGTGACCGGGCATTACCACCACCTGCGGGTGGCGGACTGGGGTGGGTGCGTGTGGCTGCAGGCGCCGGCGATGGAGGGTGGGTCGGAATGGTTCCGGCAAGCCACCGGGCAGGTGTCGCAGATCGGTATGCTGACGTTCGTGACGACAGAGGCTGAGCGGGTCACGGATCTCGCGGTGCTGTGATGGGACACGATCCGAAGCCTAGGGACCCTCGCCGTCTGCATCTTACGAACGACATCTCGGCAGGCTATGACGAGCGCGGCCTGCTTCGCATAACCGTGGCCTACTACTACGACGAGTGGTGTTGTGACGGCGCTCACGAGGTCGCTGACGCCGTCAACGGGATCAGCCGGATCCTTGACGACGCGCAGGAGAGGATCGCTCGGGCTGAGCATGAGGAACTTCGGCGGGATCTCGGTCTAGACTGACCGCGAACGACGACAGGAGGGGAAGTGTCTACGAACGCCGACATGACGCCGGAGGATATTGCGGCGTACGCGGCGCGGCTCGTGTCCGATGACCGCAGCGATCAGTACGGGCACCCGCTCGACAACCTCGACAGGGCGGCGCGGATCTGGAGCGTGATCCTCGGCACCGACGTCACCGCTGAGCAGGTGGCGCTGTGCATGATCGGGATGAAGATCGCCCGACAAGTGCACAAGCCGAAGCCGGACACGGTCGTCGATGTCATCGGCTATGC